CATTGCGAGTGGAACCCATTTGGACAAAAGATATTGAAACATTATTGGCCCAAGGCCGAATCATTTGAAGATATAACAAAAACTGATTTTACAAAATATGCAAACAAAATTGATATTCTCACCGGAGGATTCCCATGCCAACCCTATTCATCAGCGGGAAAAAGATTGGGAAAGGAAGACGAACGCCATTTGTGGCCCGAAATGCTTAGAGCAATATCAGAAATTTCCCCGCGTTTCGTTGTGGGCGAAAATGTTCGCGGGTTACTTAGTTGGAATGGGGGAATGGTATTCGACGAGGTGTGTGTTGAGTTGGAAAATCTTGGGTATCAAGTCGCGCCCGTTGTTATACCTGCGTCCGGTGTCAATGCGCCACACCGAAGGGAACGAATTTGGTTTGTTGCCTACGCCAAGGACCGCGGACATAGAGGGTGGTTGTGTGAACAATGTTCAAATGGAGAATGGGAATTATTTCAGAACCAACAAGGAGGGAGTGCGGTGGGGTGTGAAGTTGCGGGATGTTGTGGAATCTGGAATGCTACCAACACCAACCGCGATGGATTCGAGCAAAGACGGGGACATGACTGGATCGGCCAAAATGTTAATGGGGGCAACACATCGTTCGAGTGGGCAACCAATTCAAAAGACATTGACGGATGCAATACAAATGGAATATCTGAAAAGCAATCCACAGTTGGCCCAAGAATTAGCGAACAAACCAATGATGAAAAGAACAAATTTACCACCACAAAAGGAATTTGTAGATTGGATCAGAGGCATAACGAATTCAAAGGAATTATCACAATTGATAAATGTAAAATTATCAACAGTGGAACATTGGTTCAGAAAGGATTCAAAAGGCTTCAGTCACCCAAGCATAGAGGAATGGCAAAAGATTGCAGAGATATTTCAAGTTACGGAACAAATGAATGCAAGAATGATGGAACAATCATCAATAGAATGGACGGGGATGCTACCAACACCAAATGCTGCAGAGGGATACAAGGGAGCAAAAACTTACAACCCAAAAAGTCAAATGGGTTCCAGTTTATCCGCAATGGCAGGAAGCGGAATGCTTCCAACGCCAACGGCAATGGATTCAACGAACGCAACGGCAACAATGAAATCAACACAAGTGAAGGAAGGGAGTATGCACTCGGTGACATTAACACGAGCAATGTCAATGGGAATACTGCCAACGCCAGTAGCGGGGGAATACAGAGACACGGGGGAAGCAGTCAAAACGGGGAATTTCAAACAAATGAATTTAACCAGGACGATAGCGAAAGACAACCCAGAATGGACTGGGAAAAATTCCCAACTCAACCCCCGATTTGTAGCGGAGATGATGGGCTTCCCACCGAATTGGACGGAATTGCCTTTTCAAAGTGGCGACAAGAATCCATCAAAGGATTCGGCAATGCCATAGTCCCACAAGTTGCATTTGAAATATTCAAAGCCATTCAGCAATGTGACAATGAATCATTGTTGTAATTGTTTACAAAATAATTGTTATAACTTTGCATCATGCCCATCATGCCATCATCAAAGATCCATCGACCGAATGTTCACACCGCGCATCGCCATCGGGAACCAAGATACAATACAACCGCATGGCGGGCCATTAGGCAATCAGTATTGCGCGACGAACCATTGTGCCGCGAATGCCGAAGCAATGACAACATCACCACCGCACAAATGGTTGATCATATCAATCCGGTTCGATTGGGTGGATCATTCACCGACCGCGATAACTTGCAACCTTTGTGCAATTCATGTCATGCGGTTAAGTCAGGAAAGGAATCAAGGTTATGAATTATACCCCATTTGACCCCATAGGGGGGTTTGATATCTACACACACCGACCCCAAACCGCTGGGTCAATCTTTCTCACACCCGCGAGAAAACAATTTTCAAGCGATTTAAGAGCATCAAAATGAGAGGGCGACCCAAACTACCCACCGAACTAAAAAAGATTCAAGGAACGGCCGATAAAAGGTGGATTATTGAAAATGAAATGCAACTAACCATGTCAACAGAACAACCAACAACCGAAATCGAATTCAAATCACCAATTGCTAAAAAAGTTTTTGATGAAATGTGCATGGAATTAAAAAAGATCAACATGTTGGTCGGGGTGGATTTGGGAATCATCGCAATGTATTCCGAAACCATGGCCAATTATTATGAGGCGGTGAAGGTTGTGGAAAAACAAGGGATGGTAATTGAAACCGATCAGGGGCCAAAAGTCAATCCATGGTTCACAACAAAACAAAATTTGGTTAAGCAAGCAATGCAGTTAGGACAATTGATCGGGGTCACCCCATCAGCGCGGGCGCGCATTCCAAACACAAATGCAAAGCCGGTGACAAAATTGGAACTATTAAAGAAAAAATCAGCATAATGGCAAAAAAGACAATCGCCGCATTTGAAATTGATTCAAAAGGCATCACATTGGAATTTAAGGTTGAAACCTTTGGACAACATTTCATTATCACCCGCAGTCAAGGCGGTGAATTCAAATGTTGTGACAAAAATGGATTATGGTCAATTCAACCGCATTTATACCGAAATCAATATTTGGCAAATTTAGCAATCGCATTGTTTGAATCCCAAGTTCCAAAATAAGGGCCATCAATATTCCTTGGATGTCATTTCAGGAAAAATTCATGCATGTGAATTGGTGAAATCGGCATGTCAAAGATATATTGATGATTTGGGCAAATATGATTTCAATGAAGGTTATGCAATGCATGCCATCAATTTCATTGAAGAATTGGAACACACCACCGGTGAATGCGCGGGAAACAAATTCATATTGGAACCATGGCAAGCATTTATCATTTGGAACCTTTTTGGATTTTTGAATCCTGATGGATCGCGAAGATTCAGCCGCGCATATATTGAAGTTCCGCGAAAGAATGGCAAATCTACCTTTTCATCCGCCGTCATGCTTTATGGCCTAATCGCTGATGATGAAGCCGGCGCGCAAATTTATTCAGCGGCGACAAAGTTGGATCAAGCGATGATGGTATTTGGCGAATCGGTCCGGATGTGCCAAAACACCGATTGGTTGAAAGATGCGGTTGTTGTCAACAATTCAGTTAACAACCGCCGGATCATCCATGAACAAAATTTATACAAACCGCTTGAATGGAATCCAAACAAGCAAGATGGATTGAATACCCATATGGCGGTGATTGATGAATATCATGCCCATCCAAATGATGAATTGTACAATGTACTTTTTAATTCAATGGGGGCAAGGCGACAACCTTTGTTGTTTACCATCACAACCGCCGGATTCAATAAAGAATCGGCATGTTTCCGCCATCGCGGATATTGTGTGAATGTCTTGAATGGTGCAATCAAAGATGATGCATTGTTTTCAATGATTTATACCCTTGATGCCGGCGATGATTGGATGGATGAAAAGATTTGGGCAAAGGCCAATCCGAATTGGGGTGTTTCAGTATATCCAAGGAAATTGGAACAAGCATTGACCGAGGCGAAAGAATATGCGGGCAAAGAAGTTGAATTCAAAACTAAATTGTTAAATGTTTGGACCGATACCGAATTGACTTGGATTCCTGATGACATTTGGCGCGAATGCAATGGCGATGATGATTTGAAGGGTGAATATTGTTTCGGCGGATTGGATTTGGCATCAACCGGCGATTTTTGTGCATTAACACTATATTTCCCGGCAATGCATGCAATTCGGACATGGTATTTTTTACCCGAAGATGCTGCGCGCAAAAGAAATGATGCGGCGGGCAATTCGATCCGCGAATGGATTGTAGATGGCCATATCACAACCACCGAAGGCAATGTGACGGATTATTCATTCATTAAGGCCAAAATTGTGCAGTTAGCGACGGAATATGAGATCAAGGATATCGCATTCGACCGATTCAATGCATCACAATTGGTTATTGAATTACAAAATGAAGGAATTACAATGTTCCCATTTGGTCAAGGTTTTGTGAGCATGTCAACACCAACCAAGGAATTGGAAAGAATGGTGAAAAATAAACAATTAAGGCATGCCGGCAATCCGGTCACCCGATGGATGATGTCGAATGTCTTATTGCGAACTGATCCGGCCGGCAATGTCAAAATCGACAAAGCCAAATCAGGTGACAAAGTGGATGGGCCGGTTTCAATAGTTATGGCATTAGGGACCGCGATGCAATCGGCGGCCAAGGAACAAAACACCGATTTTTGGTTTGTATCACTATAAAAAAATAAAAAGATGAAATCCGATGCATGGTTAACATATCTTGATGAATTCATGAATGAATACTACAAGGAATTACCAAAACACAAGACATATCGCGAAGCATATGAAGAAATTGAAAAAAGACACAAGGCGGTTTTTGATCGCCCAAGGTTCCGCGATTACACAGTTTTTCGATCCATGTTGTCGCGATGGCTCAAAACAAATCGATAATTGTTGCAAATGTTAATTCGAAACAAAATAAATTCGCCCCATGCAATTTAGTGTAAAAAGGTTGTTTGGGTTCAAAGGAATTGAAAAGCGGTCGTCATTATCGCAACCAACCGAATGGTTGATGAATTCTTTGAATAGTGTTTTTGGCTATCAAACAAAAAGCGGTCAGGCGGTGAATCCGCGGACCGCATTATCAATTGCATCAGTCCATGCATGTGTTCGAGTGATTGCCGATGGAATCGCCGGTTTGAACCTTAAATTGTACAAATTTGATGGCAAATCCCGCGAAACTGTGGTGATTCACTACACAACACCGGTTTTGAATGAGCCAAATGCATATCAGACACAATTCGATTTCATGAAATATATGACATCCGATTTGGCATTGCGCGGAAATGCATATGCATTCATCAACCGCGATGCAAGATTTTTGGCCGTCGAATTGCATCCGATTTCACCTGATTTCATTACACCGGCATTGCAAGACGGCCAATTGTTCTATAAGTGCAGCGCGCCGGGTTACCCATCGGTTATTCCGGCGGTTGACATGCTACATTTCAAAGGTCAATGTCTTGACAATCCATTGGCCGGTGTTTCACCAATTGTTTTGCATGCCGAAACATTGGGAATTGATTTGGCGGCGATTTCAGGAAATGCGGGTGTGTACAAAAATGGGGTGTTGAAATTCCTTTTGACATCGGATTCGCAAATTAAACCGGAACAAGCCGGACCATTGAAAAAATCATTGGATGATGTCATCGATGGGGCGGCGCGATCAACAGTGTTGCCACAAGGCATCAAAATGGAAAAATTGTCATTGACACCGGAGGAGGCGCAATATTTGGACACAAGGAAATTTGATTCCGAAGAAATCGCGCGCATCTTTGGGGTGCCAGCATCAATGATTGGTGCTAAGGATGGAACACAATCATCAGTGGAACAAGAATATCAAGATTTCTACATGCGGACATTAATGGCATATGCAATCAATATCGAACAAGAATTTCAGCGCAAATTGTTAACCGAATATGACAAATCGGTTTATTATTTCAAATTCAATTTCAATTCATTGCTAAGGGCCAGCGCAAATGATCGCGCCGATTTCTACAACAAAGGAATCCGCGGTGGTTGGTTGTCAAGAAATGAAGCCCGCGAATTTGAGGATGCAAATGGATTTGAAGGAGGCGACGAATATTTGATCGAAGCCAATTTGATGCCATCATCCAAAATGGATGCATTCATGGATGCAAAAATTGAACAACTAATGGCATCAGTCGATAAAACAAATAACCCAAGCGGCATCAATAATCAAACCAATTTATAATGAAACAAGAAAAAAGAACATTCACCGGCACAGTGCATGCAAGGGCCACCGGTGAAGGAATGCCAACCGAAATTGGCGGAATTGCCGCCGTTGTTAATTCGGTGACTGATTTGGGCATGTTCGAAGAAGTGATATTGACCGGTGCATTTGATTATTGTTTAAGTGGCGAATATGACATTCGGTGTTTATTCAATCATGAATCGGAATTGATATTGGGCCGGACAAAGGCGAATACATGCAATGTTTTTGTCAATGCTGATGGAAATTTGGAATATACTTGGATTCCTGATTATGAGAACCCGACACATATGTCAGTTGTTCGATCAATCATGCGCGGTGATATCACACAATCATCATTTGCATTTACCATCAAAGAACAAGTATGGACCGAAAGCGAAAAATATGGCAACATGGGCAAAAGAACAATCAAAATGATTGATCAGTTGTTTGATGTTTCACCGGTAACTTATCCGGCATATGAAGAAACCGAAGCCGATGCAAGATCCATCATCGCAATGCGCGATCAGGATTTGGAAATTGAATCAGCAAAAAGAAGCAATGTCAGTGCCGACATTTTGAAATTGGCATTGGCGCGATATACTAACTTATAAAAAAACTAAAAAATCATGAATAAAATTAAAGCATTAAAAGAAGAAAGAGGCCGCTTGTTAGGCGAGTTGGCACTTTTGCAAACAACCATTGAAAAGGAAAGCAGATCAATGGCCGATTCAGAAACAAGCCGATTGACCGAAATTGAAGCCCGCTTAGGTGCTATCAAATCAGAGGTTGAAACCCTTGAAAAATTACAAAACCTTGCAGCGCAAGCCGCCGGACATAGTGCCAGCCGTAGCGAAGAAAAGGAAAAAAGCAACATGGCAAAAGAGTATTCATTCAAGCGCGCAATGGAAATGGCAATTACCGGCCGTCGCGAAGGTGTTGAAGGTGAATTCAGTGCAATGGGTGGCGAAGAATTCCAAAGAAGTGGTGTTAGTGTTTCTGCACATAGCATCAAAATCCCTTCTGAAGTATTCAAGCGCGATATGACCGCAACCGGCGGATCAAGTGGATCAGAAGGTGGCGTGAATGTTCAAACATCAGTTGGATCAATCATCGATGTTTTGTTGCCAAAAACTGTGTTAAATGGTTTGGGTGTTCAACAACTTAGTGGATTGGTTGGAAATCTTGATTTGCCAACTGCATCAACTTTGCCATCAGCGGGTTGGAATACTGAAAATGGTTCTGCAACTGAAAAATCACCAGCATTCAGCAAAATTACATTTAGCCCAAAAAGATTGGCCGCCTATATTCAGGTATCTAATCAGTTGATGTTGCAATCAAGCAATTCAATTGATGGTTATGTTCGCAATTGGTTGTTGAATGCAATGGCGCAATCATTGGAAAGTGCTGCAATCAAAGGTGGTGGATCTAATGAGCCAACCGGAATCATTGCAAATGCGAATGTGAATGTTGTTTACGCCGGAGGCGCAACATCAAATGGAACAAATGCCAATGGTGCTGCACCGGTTTGGGCTGATGTTGTGAATTTGATGAAAGCGGTTGAAAATGCAAATGGTAATGGTGTTGCTTATTTGACAAACCCATTGGTTAAAGCCAAATTGCAAACAACAAGCCGTCAGGCATCAGGTGTTGAAGGAAATTTCATTTGGGCATCAGGTGGAACCGATTTGAATGGTTACAATGTTGCAACAACAACTTTGGTTCCATCAACTTTGACTAAAGGTTCTTCATCTACATTGTCAGCAATGATCTTTGGTGATTTCAGCAAAATGGCCGTTGCATCTTGGGGTGGAATGGAATTGACTGTTGATCCTTATTCAGGTGCAACCGCCGGTTTGACAAATGTTGTTTTGAATGCTTATTTGGACACAAATTTGTTGAATCCCGCTGCATTCGCAGTGTGTAAAGATATTGTTGCTTAATAACAACAAATCAAAACCCATGCGGGGGTTTATCCGCATGCCATGGGTGGTCTTGATTGCACCGCCCATGGGCCATGAAAGTGAAATTTTTGATTAACCCAACCGGCAAATTCAATTTGTCTTATAATGAGGGCGAAATTGTTGAAATGGATTCCAAACAATGCGAATTGTTGTTGGAGGCCGGCGCAATCGAAATCGTTGAAGAAGCAATAATTGAAAAGCCAAAAGTGAGCAAAAAGAAACCGATCAATCCCGAAACCGAATTAGACGCAGAATAAAATGTTTGTTGCAAGAAGATACACCGCATTCGCCAATGCCGCAACTGATTATGTCAGTTTAGCGGAGGCCAAACAACATTTGCGCGTGACATCAAGTTCCGATGATGCATATATCACCAACTTGATTTCGATGGCAATTGAATCATGTTCCGC